GTTTCCCAGTCACGATCATCAGTGGACAAAGTGTTTCGGTAATAGCAGCATCAATAAATTTCTTAGCCATTATTAATTCCCCATGAAGAAAAGGGGCTTTCGCCCCTAATCAATTAAGGTGCAGAGTAGTATAAATCTACAACTAGATTACCACTAGCAGGCAATGCCGCTGTACCGATTGTTAACAACACCGTCTCTTCAGCAGTTAGCTCGTTGTCATAATCAACTACGGCTGTATTACCGAACAAAGTAGGTGTGTTAGTTGCAGTGAAAGCAGCCGCCGCACGGTATTTAGTAGTATTACCTGCAATACCGATAGCGGCTGTTGCAGTACCTAACGATGTATCAGAATTAATCACACCGTAAGCAAAGTTAGCACCTACAGGCACCTTTGCTAAAACAATGTCATCACCTGATGCTTGTGACGCTAGCGTGATACTTGCACGGAATCGACGTAAGCGGCCACCCATAGTAGCACCGCTAGCTTTAGTTACAGGCGTTGCACTTTGACCTGCGATTTCAGTTGCGTAAGTTGTTGCCATTAGTCAGTCTCCTTATTCAGCGCAAAGAATTTCAACGACTTTACCTTCTTCGGTACGAGTCGCACCATATGTACCTTTAACGTACACTTGGTTAGCGTAAGACTTGTCGTCACGTTCACTGACACGAGCGTTAATGTTGTTCCAGATACCTAAGTGCATACCTGACCGCGCCCATGCTGCTACACGACGATTAGATGAACCATCTACACCTAAACGTTCAGTGTGAATGAACTTGAAGCCCATAAATGTATCAACGTCACCTTGAACCAATGCTTTAACAGTGTTGTAGTCAGAAGAAGTCACTTCAGTAGTACCTAGTAAGTCATCTAACTGTTTAGCTGTAACGGCCATGAACAACGGGTCCATATCAACATCAACTTCGTTACCTAATAAGATTTTCTTAGCTTCGCGGAGTTTAGCGATAGTCAAACCTGCCGCACCTGCCGCAATTTGCTGGTTCGCAGTATCAAACGCAGTTGTTGTTGTACCATTCTCACCTGTCTTCGCGTCAGCAAAGAAAGCAGTGATAATATCATCATCCATTGCACGTCCTAGTGCGAAAGCACCATTTTGGGCATAAGGTGATGTAGGGTCAATCAACATACGTAATTTATCTTGGTCGTCAATTAAATCCGCCCATTCGTAATCAGTCGGGAACACCCAACGTGCGTCATGCGGCGTAGAAATTAACGGTGTATCACCGTGACGAGTAACACGGGCTTGTGCAGTAACAGCACCGATTTGTTCAACCGCCTTAGCTGCTTTACCTGTGTAGTTGTTAGAAGTAACGGAATCACGTAAACGTGAACCGCGTTGTTGTAATAGTAGCGCAACGTTTGTCGAATACTGTTGCACAAAAGCTGTAGTAACCTCAAAACTCATAACTGTATCCTCTTAAAATTTAAAAATCCCGTTTTCAACAGCTTGTCCGAGGAGTCCGGGGCTAACCTTAAATAGGAACGTCTGTTATCTCAAAAAGAGGCAGTGTTTCTGACATTAAGATTTGTCGGGTAGGTTAATAATATTTAATGTTTCATTAAAAAACAAGTGTTATGTTGATTTCCTCTCAATTTTGGAAAACCGTGTTCTCATAAACAGGCTGATTCTCACTCATTACAACATGTGCCGCACCCTTCAAGGATTCGATAATTAGCTTACCGTATCCCTCATTGATGCGAACATATTTCCTGTAATCGACTGTGACTCTACTTGTTGCCATTACTCATTGGTTTTTTACGAAGCGTTGTAGGCTTTTTACCAATCACGAATTTCTCAAGCTCTTCACATTTTTTAGTGAGTAATTCGTCTGATTGAATTTCTACCCGTGAAGCAATCGGTAAAACAGCTTCAACGATTCGTAGTCGGATTTCTTTATCATCCATATGCTTTCTCCATTAATTCTTTCATTTTCTGAGTAGCCGCTTTGTCACCGCTCATGTAACGTTGCATAAATTGAGCATCATTCTTCAGCTCATTGATTTTAGCTTGCGCTTGAGCAGGACTTGTACCAAACCCATTATCAGTATTACCGTCAACAAATGTGTCTTCACCCATTCGTGAACCGATTTTAGAAAACAAGTTGAGCATTTCAGCAGTACCCATTTTCGTCTCAAGTTCTGATAACGATTGTTCATCGTAACCTAAACCTTGCGCGGCTAATCGACCAGCGTTCAAGTTGGACTCGTAATCACGTCCCCATTCTCTCTTAAGGTCCTCAATGGCTTGTTCACTTTGGAGCTTGAAATCATTCTCCATTGCTTCTATTCGAGTGCTGCTCATTTCCTGATAATCTTGGAAAATTTGCTGTGCTTGTTTAGAACTCAACCCGTGGCGGTGCGACATTTCCTGAAACCAGTTCAACAGTTCAGCGTCACCACCGTCCGGTAACTCAATACCGTATTCTTCTGGTGAACCAGGTCGCCCAAGTTGGTCATAAAAATTAGAAATAACATCTTCACTCGCGTCTTCACCTGGTACTTCAATCAGGTTTTTAGAACCTCCTTGGAATTTCTCAAGGTTGCGATAACTTGTTAATAATTCAGATGGGTCATTCCAACCCTTGTTTTTCACATAGCCTAATGTATCTTCATCAAAACCAGTAGTCCAAGACGATTCATTATTGTCAGTACCAGTGTTTTGTGGTTCTACACCAGTACCGTTATCACCAGACGCAACCGTAGCAGGTGCGCTTAAAGCGGCAGTACCTTCACTCATTAGGATAATCCTCTAATAGTTGATAAATTTCATCTTCTGTTAATTGAAGATGCGCTTGAATACGAAGCCAGACTTCACGCCTGCCTTCAAGTAAGTAAGTCACTTTCTCATTGTTTAGATCAGCAGTGGGAACAGTAGCCTTACAAAATCGTTTTAAGTCCGCTAATACTTTTTTACCTTCTGGATTATCGAAGGTCTTCTTGTACGAACTTCTTCTAAATAATGTTAATCGGTTTATCATTCAGGTGCCCCTAGTGCTTGAGCCTGTGCCACGTTTTTAATCGCACCTGATAACGGTTCAGCAGCAGCCACCATTTGTGCCATTTGTTCCTGCTCTGCACGTTGCTTACGTATTGCGGCAATATCATCAGGACTACGGACAATAGGCATCGGCACACCAGATACTTCTGCGGTCAACTGAGCCAATGCGTCAGGGTCAAACACGTCCATTACATCAGGGTTAAACTGTGCAAATGGAGTCAATAACTCCATTGTTCGTTGCACACCGACTAACTCTTCTGCGCGCTGCATACGACTCATAGGTGACTCATAAGTGATTTCGTAATCACCTTCTGCTTCAACCAGTGCTTCAGGTAATGGCGGCAACACACCGTTAGTCATTAACAGGTCAAGTTCACGTTCAATCAATGGACCTAGTGCTTCACTCTGTTGTCGCCCCATTGTTGGTGTTAACAACATACCTTTCTCTTGAGCACGAATAAGTGCTTCTGTTGCTGTCATACGCGGTGTTTCAACTAATATCTGGAACAGTGTTACAAGGAACGCATTGTCGATAGACTGCCTACGTTGCTCCATCTTCTGTTCATTAATGTCTACCCGTGCGCCTGTTTGCAACGGTTGAATCAACTGTCTACCGTCACGACTAACACCGCCCATGTTCAACCCACCAGGTGTTAAGTTAACACTCATTGCACCGTTACCCATAACCCCATCGTCGTGTAACAGTAACGGTGGGTCTACTAACTTATGTACTGCGCGAATGTCCGTCTTAGCCATTTCATTAAGCATTTTAATGTCAGGTAGTGCAATCATTGCAGGACCACGTCCATACACTTCATCGGGCGCCATTGAATAACGAGATATTGAATAAGGGAAGGTGTTGTAACCACCGGGTTCTGTGACTAACTCTTTATCATCATACGAGATATAAAGTGAAGCCCACTCTTTACCTCTAGCATCCGCACGATTAGGTTGATACTCATTGTTAGGCATTACTACATGAAGGAAGGTGAACTCTCGCCCTTGCTCATTAGGATTTTCCAGTGCCTTCTTTACTTTCTCAGGAAGGTTCTCCTCACCCCATTGTTGTGCTGCTTGACGTGCTGTACGAGTAAACCGACGATATACCGTGTCAATGATACCTTGGTGGTTCTCCACCAAGAACATGTCTTTCAAACTCACGTTGCGATAACGAAGTCCTTGACCTGCGGCAAAGTCAACAAACAATGAACCCGTACCAAACGCACCCATGCTTACCCAACGTTCACTGTTCTGACCAGCAAAGTTGGCCTTAGGGCTATAACGGGAATTGAATAATATCTGATTAACCTGATCGAACCACTGTCGCACCTGAAAGTCTTTGTTCAGCGCATCATCTGTTGCACGAAGATTATGCCACTTAGTCTGACGAGGCGTTAACATGCTGTCCATTACTGCGGCGAACCGTTCCAGTGCAATAGACGGGCTAGAATCAAACACCTTCTGTGTCCGTTTCTCACCTGCGGTACGTTCACCAATGAACCCCATTTGACGCGGAAGAATACGCTCTGCTATCTCTTCCCAGTGCTGTTCCCACGTCCCACGGTCACTGTCTAACTGGTCGAACCGTTTAACCAGTGCATCAATATCAGGCACGTTATCGACCTAATAGTTTCTTAGTACCTGTTGGTGCTGAAGTACCTAGACCTGAACCTGACGTTAACATTGTTGCCGCACGACCTGACGCGGCACGTTGTCTACGACGTTCTGCATCTGCTGCTGCATTAACCCCTTCAGTATCAACGCTTGGTGGTGGTTTAGGTGGTTCCGGTTTTTTTGGCCCCTTGAATATTCCGCCCATTTTACTTTCTCCTATGCGAATACATCGTACTCTAGTGTCGCCGAACGCGCTCTCATTGACCGCCCACGGTTCAAGTTATTGTCGATTCTCGCAATAGGTTCAGCAAATGTCAAGGCCAATGCGTCACCATCGTCCGGCGAGTTCAACCCACGCTTCTTCATTTTGTCCTTCGGTTCTAGCTTCAACTGCCCTTTCAAAGTCAGTTCATACTCTGGACCTGTCAGATCATCGACCAGTTCATCATCACCATCTATCGCACCGTACACCAACCAGTCACGCATCTCTCCCCACATCTCCACACGTTTGTTCATGTACTTGTCGGAATCTTTAGCCTTCTCTCCTGATTGTACCTCAATGACGCGATACCCTAACTGTTTGAGTCTATCGACCACACCACCTCCAACGCCGCCACCATCAACGAACACAGCGTTCGGCTTATACTGGTCTATGAGTTTAGCCGTCTCGTCTGCCAACTCCATCGTGTTCAAACCTTTGAACCGTTGTGGTCGTATTGACCGTGCATCCCTACCACATCTGAATCTTATTACCGACGCATCATCACCGAACCGGGCAACGTCTACTCCCATTAACAGTGGTGCATTACCATCTGGTTCAACTTCTCGTATCGACGCATCTTGCACCAGTTCTCTACCGATGAATTGGTTACTACCTGTTCTTGGAAACTGACCTTTGACTTCCACACGGGTTACATCATGGTCTTCACCATACTTGTCCGCGATACGTTGGTACGTGTTCTTATCCACACCTTCGACTGTCCGACTGTCAATATACCGCGACGACCAGAACCCACTGTTCTTGTGGAAACACTCAAAGAACTGCCCCGTGTTCCTACGTGGGTTACTGATCGTCACCCATATCCTAAGCTCAGCCAAGTCAGTAAAAAACCCCTCCGTCACGTTCCATATCGAATCAGGGATACCTGACGCTTCATCATACTGAACCATCATGGCAACCTGACTGTGTGCGCCAGCGAACGCATCAGGGTTCTCTTCACTCCACGACTGCGCCTCACTGTAGTAATACTGCGTGTCCATACTCAACTGATTCTCAAGCAGTTCTTTGAACCATTTACTCGGTCGCAGCGAGAGCGCCGTCTTCTCGAACCAGTGCTTGTTTATACTCATTCCATGCCACTTACCTAACTCCGCCATCGTTCTTGATTTTAACTGTGACTCCGTGTTAGCCGTGATAATGTTAGTCCCACCTATCCAGCAGGACATTAACCACATCGACATCATGGCCAGAAACGCACTCTTACCTGGTCCACGTCCACTACTTATCGCCAGATAGATCGGACTTGGACTCAACCCCATTGATATTTTAAACTTGTTCTCTTCAAGATGGTCACTTATCCGTCTGAACTCTTGCCGCTGCCATGTACGCGGTCCATCAAACCGTTCCAGTGGTGTGTTCTTCTGTCCCCACGGGAACGCATACAGTACAAACTTCTCAGGGTCATGTTTAAACGAAAGAATATCTTCGATTAACTTCTGCTCCTGTTCACCATCACGTACACTCATGGCTTGTTCTCAATGGTGTACTCGGTAAGGTCAATCACGTTCCCTACCTTAGCCCGTTCCCGTGCTTTACTCATTGCATCACTGATGTCCACCGTTACATTCTGTTCAATCTGCCGCTTCTCACCGTACCGCCTGTTCCTCGCTGCTATCAACTTCATCCGCGTGTCCACTCTCAGCTTAGACCGTTGAACATCTTCTAACGGGTTATCCGTACCATCGGCAATATCTATCACATCATCTGCCATGACTTCAGCACCTATCCGTTGTGCCTCGTAATATTCTTCTTCCCTTTTC